CCACCGATGAGGTTTATGAGATCCTGGATGGAAGTGACAAGATCTACACCTGCCTGAAAATCGATGAGGTCAACAACCTGGGTGCGGCAAGGATCCGTATCCGTTCCCTGATCGCTGCCATCCGTGCAAAACAGGCACAGAATAAAAAAAGGAACATCAATCCGGCTTCCATTGAGAAGATATCCTTTACCAAGCAGATGCGTAAGGAGTACACCATTCTCTGCCCGCAGATGTCTCCATTCCACTTCGGAATCTTTGAGGCTGCTTTTAAAGCATCCGGCTATAACCTGGAAGTCCTCCCCAACGACAACAAGCATGCTGTTGATGTGGGCCTTAAATATGTAAACAACGATGCCTGCTATCCGTCCCTGATGGTTGTGGGACAGATCATGGATGCTCTTCTTTCCGGCAAATATGACCTGAACAAAACTGCAGTCATCATGTCTCAGACAGGCGGCGGCTGCCGTGCCTCCAACTATATCGCATTCATCCGCCGTGCTCTGAAAAAAGCCGGCATGGAACAGATTCCGGTTATCTCCCTCAACTTAAGCGGACTGGAGAGCAACCCTGGCTTTAAGCTGACACTGCCGCTGATCAGGCGCATCGTTTACGGTGCCGTATTCGGTGATATCCTGATGAAATGCGTATATCGCATGCGTCCTTACGAGCTGGAAAAGGGTATCGTAAACCGCAAGCACAAAATCTGGGAGCAGCGCGTCATTGCCTTCGTAACAGGCAGCAGCGTCAGCCATGGTACCTTCAAAAAAATGTGCCGTGAGATGGTCCATGATTTTGATACGATCCCGATCTCCGATGAGAAAAAGCCTCGCGTTGGTATCGTAGGTGAGATCCTTGTCAAGTTCCTGCCTGCTGCCAACAACCACCTGGCAGATCTTCTGGAGGCAGAAGGGGCAGAACCGGTTGTTCCGGATCTTATCGACTTTATCTGCTACTGCTTCTACAACCAGAATTTCAAGGTTGAAAAGCTTGGATTCAAGAAATCCAAGGCAACCATCGCAAATCTTGGTCTCAGAGCCATCGACTGGCTGAGAAAAACAGCAAATGAGGCTCTAGAGCAGAGCCGCCACTTTACACCGGCCGCAGATATCCGTGATCTTGCAAAAATGGCTGCGCCCATCGTTTCTGCCGGAAATCAGACCGGTGAAGGATGGTTTCTGACCGGAGAGATGATGGAACTCATCCACGGCGGTGTCCCGAACATCGTCTGCATCCAGCCTTTTGGATGCCTGCCGAACCACATCGTAGGAAAAGGTGTCATCAAGGAAGTTCGCCGTGAGCATCCGGAAGCCAACATTGTTGCCATCGACTACGATCCAGGTGCCAGCGAAGTAAATCAGCTGAACAGGATCAAGCTTATGCTTTCCACAGCACAGAAGAATCTGCATAAAGACGATAAAAAAGACGCATAACAAGAAATGCAGGTTACAAACATCTTTTTCCCAAAAACAAATTCAAAGCTGCACAGCCGCAGGATCCCTGCCGGCTGTGCAGCTCTTTTTATTTCAGATATGATTCCTGTCAGACAGATTTTTTCTCTGATCCATCACTCTTCACAGGAGGCTTTGCACGGAGCATCAAAGCTCGGGTTAAAGGCATAGAAATTTTTGGCATCCAGCTGCTCCTGCACGGATCTCAGTGCTTCACCGAAACGCTGGAAATGGACTACCTCTCTTGCCCGAAGGAAACGGATGGGATCTGCAACCTCCGGGATATTTTTCACCACCCGGAGGATATTATCGTAGGTGGATCGTGCCTTCTGTTCTGCTGCCAGATCTTCAAACAGATCCGTGATCGGATCACCCTTACTCTGGAATTCGCAGGCATTAAAGGGCACTCCACCTGCAGCCTGCGGCCAGATTCCCACCGTGTGGTCAATATAATACGGCCCAAGTCCGCTGTTCTCGATTTCTTCCATAGAAAGATCCTTTGTCAGCTGATGGACAATGGTGGATACGATTTCCAAATGTGCCAGTTCTTCTGTTCCCACATCATTGAGCACTGCCGCGACCATCCGGTTCGGTGCGGTAAAACGCTGGGAAAGATACCGCATGGAAGCTCCTATTTCTCCGTCCGGCCCACCTGAGTACAATAACAGATAATTTAACTTTCCGAATGATGATACAATCTGTCCGGCAGTGGGTACCTGCCGGACTTTTTCTACAATAGGAAGTTATTTTGTGTTGGTTTTCATGTGTTCGATCACTCTTTTCCAGGAATCAATACCGCAGGTTCCATTTGCCTTTACGCCTGTGTTTTTCTGGAAAACTTTCAGGGATGTTTCTGTATCGTCTCCGAAATTGCCATCCACAGTAACACCAAGTACAGACTGCAGCACAGAAACTGCAACGCCGGAATTCCCTTTCCGGATGATTGGAAGCTGGGTCTCAAACTTTCCCGTCAGAACTACTGCCTTTTTTGAAGTCTGTACCGGATACACTGCTTTTCCGTTCCAGTCATAGATGGTGTATCCCTGTTTCCACTCTTTCTTTGCATTCTCAAGGCTCTTGTATGCTCCGATCTGGCTCTTGCTGTCAGCCCAGGACTTTCTTGTGCGATAGTACTTATCTACCGTCGGTGTGGCGGTCTTAGCTCCGATCAGCTGCTTGAACCGGTTCCAGTCACCTTTTGCTCGAATTGCTGACGGGCAGTTCTTTGCACATACATCATAATGCTGCACAACTCTGTCTGCCGGGATTCCCAGCTGTTTCATAAGCTGTTTGCACACCTGGACTGTATTCTGGAAAGCTTTCTCATAGTTATAGCCTGCCTGGACGCACATCTCGATCCCTACTGAATTTCTGTTGTTGACAGTACCAAACAGCCGACCGCCGTAGTTAACCCCTACGTGCCATGCGCCACGGTTATATGGAAGCGCCTGATACGCCTCTGTGTCATCCACATATACATGTGCGGAATAGCCTTTAAAGTTGCCATCATGCTGAGCCTTAGCATGCGCTTTCGCATTTGCACCCTTGGCATAGTTATCTGTGTTGTGAATTACGATATATGCCGGTGTCTGGCCTGCATAGCTGTTATTGTTACTGATAAGACTTGTGTTGATATTCATGGTTGTACTCTCCTTTTCTGTTTTTGATGTCTTATTTGATGCCTTAATGGATAATATGCTATTCAGAATATTAATGATCTTCTGGCCGTAATTCCGGCCGGATGCCCACCCCTGACCTTTTGGATTCTCCTGAATGCCCAGATGCTCCACGTGCTCTGCACAGCCTCTGTTGACGTATGTATAGCGCGGATCCACGCAACGATTCTTTAGTCGGTCTGTGGATGCGTAGGCCTGCAGGTGCTGGATCTGTGCTCGGATGCCCTCTGCCGGGGTTTTGAAACTGTTGCCCTTCATGCCGATTTTAGTCACGCCCATTCCACAGAAGTTGTTCTGGCTGAGCGTCACCGCGGATCCGCTGAAAGTGAAGTTCCCAGTTTCCAAGCAAGACTGAGCAAAAGCAATGTCACCACGGACTCCTTCTGCCGCACCTTCTGCGATATACAGAGAAATCATCTTGATGACCGAATCGGACACCTTTGGGTTTACTTTTTTGATATAAGCCCGCATCTGTTCAATGCTGACCTGTGATTTTCCCATGATCTTCAGCATATTGTTTTCTCCTCTCAAAAAAGAGGACGATCACTCGCCCTCTGAATCCTTATATTTTGTTCTATCCCAGATTTCCTTAACTTTTTCCCAACCCCCGGTTGCAACTAAATAAACGATAAATGCCGCAATGACTGATGCTGCGATGTAGTACCAGGTAACTGCAGCTTTATAATATGTGCACATGACCATCAGTGCCAGTGGACACAGGATCATAGATGATACAAGCGCCACAATGCTGGTCTGGATGTTCTTCAGTCCCGGAAGGTCTTTGATTACCTGCACAATAGCTGATACGATGAAAGCCAGAATGCCGATCAGGGCAAGGGCGTAAGTTACATACTGTGTAATTGTATTAATATTCATGATCATTCTCCTTTTCTTTTGATATGTAATTCTTCAATTTCCTGTTTCATTTTTGTTACCATGCCGTTCCCGCCAAGTTCATGATAAGCCTCATACATCTCACAAAAGTTCTGATAAGCATAAGATGGGATATCTCCCATTTTCATGTACTTTGAATGGTATTCGATCATCTGAACACGAAGCAAGAGCATGGTTCCCTTACTATTTGCATCCCGGTCTTTTTTCTGGTTTTTTAGAAGCCAGACGATGTATCCTAAAACAATCGGAAGTGCAATAACGTATGTCTGTGTAAGCATTTCTTTCAATCATTCACACTTTCTCCGGTGTTGCGCCGGCGCAATTTTGCGTAAAACAAAAGAGCCTTACGGCTCTGCTCTGATCTTCATATATGTTTTCTCCTATTCTGTGAGGTGATTATCTTCGATATATTTCTTAATTTCGCTGATATGATTTTTCAGTTCTTTGTTAAGTACGAGGAAGTTTTTCTTGTTATTCTGGCTGATGATTGTTCCGTCCTCAGCTACTTCCGAATAGGTGAATGAGATTCTTTCACCTTCTCCTGTGTTTAATACTATAAAACTCGTTAATACCTTCATATTTCCTCTCTTTCTTCGATGAGCTTTTCTGTTTCTGCGATATACTCTTCGTCATATGCTATTTTTCTGAATCCTACTACTCTGTCCTCGCCTTCGTATCGGTTGTACTCATAACCTTTCTGTTTTGCCTTTAATTCCCAAAAAAATCTGAGACCAGGTGTACCAGTGACTATGAAGTAATCCGGGAAGCATTCTGATACGTACAGATCTCCCTCACCGCATTTCTGCAAAAAAACATAGTACTGCATTTCTGTGTTAATCATCTCTTTTAAGATGTCCTCAATGTCAATGCAGCACTTTCCATCCTCTGATATCTCTCCGGATCCAATGTCGCCGAAATGCGGCGTTGGGGTCTCATAGCAGTAAACGCCTTTTTCTCCGTAGTTTTCTGTTTGACGAACTGCCTGTTTAGTTCCAGCTGTCCGAAAACTATCTGCTACGTATAAATTCCCGTAAATGTTTGTATGTCCCATAGAGTGATGAGCTCCAGAGGAAAAACCCTCGCTGCTGTCATTTGTTTCTGCGTCTGATATCAGGTTTAATCTTTTTCCTCCACTGGCTCGCAGACCTCGTATATCAAATGTAATGTAGTCAGATGTTCCCGGTCCTTTTCGAAAAGTAAGGCGTTTATCCTTTGAAGAAAAAAATGTATCGTAATAGTTCTGTCCGATACCGCTTTCGGGGTTTGTAATGCTTTGATGCGATATCGTATCTGATGAGATCTTGAACCCGGCTATGCTTGCTTTCAAAGAGTACAGATCATCTACTTTAATTTTTTCAGCTGTTACACTGTCAGCTGCAAGTGCGGCCGTGGTTATAGACTTAGACTTGATGTATGTTCCATTCCAGTACAACTTGCCGTCGGTCATGTACATACCCTGGATGTTTCCGTTGTTGGTCAGTAAATTGAATATATCTTCCGAAGAATATCCGTGCCGCACGTCTGGCCGGTAAATATAGATAGTTCCATCACCGGTGCTGATTGAATTGCTACCGCCGAATATTATCAAACTTCCGGATGTTGCGATACTCGTGATATCCTTTATGAAGGAGAACTTTTTCCAGGTGGTGGTTAACGCTATGCTTTCACTGACCTTGTTAAAGGAGAATGTCACTGTCTGCGCTTTTGATGCCTTGGCCCAGAAGGTCACTGTATATCGGCCTGTGGCGTTGATTATCGTGTTTTCGTTTCTTTTTGAAGCCAAATAGCAATTCGCTGCGTCCGCAACGATAGCCACTGCATTTTTCCCACCATCTGGATCATTCTGTCCCGACTTGATTGTCCCGGCCGTGTTCCAGTATGCTTTAATGTTATCGTCAGAGAACCTGTATCCTTTGACGAGATTTCCTCCGGACGCTTCCAGCTTTCCGATTTCGGAAAGTGTGTAGCTTTTTGAGTAATCCTGTGAATCTTTAATCACTAACTTATCACATTCATCCGTGTACTTTTTTGCATCTGACAATGCCGTGATACTATAGTTTTTGATAGTATCCATAGCGTCGTTAGATATATCCGTGATACTGATGTTGCCCTGCAGGTCTATGATGTTTGCACGGATCTTGATCTGTTCTGCCGACTGATTGATCTGACTGATCAGTGATGCTTTGTCAGCCTTTTTTGTCCATTCCGTGCTCGATGTGACTGTTGATACTATAGCGCTGTCAGTGATCTTCTGAGACGCTTCTGTTTTCCATGTTTGCAATTCGCCAACAGATTTTTTTGTGGCGTACGTAGATGATACCTTACTTTCAATGCTTCCTGCCTTCTGGTCAATCATTGACTGTGTTTGCGTAACTGTGGCATATGACTTTAACAACTCTTTTGCTGAAGCCTGTGCGGTATCAACAGCTGCCTGTTTTGCCGCATCTGCATAGCCTTTTGCAGTTGCATCGGCAGATGCAAGCTTCTGCTGAACATCTGATCCTGTGGCATAAGTCTGTGATATAGTTGAGGACAGGCCATCTATCTTGGCCTGAATAGTAGCATTCATCGTGGCTGTGGTACTATAGTTGTCCCGTAGATTTGTCTGCACCCGCGAAAGGTTTTGCGACATGCCATCCACACCTGATTTATACTCAGCAACTTTGGCATCGAGGTCTGTGTACTTTCCGCTGACAGCATCGTATTTGGACGTTATGTCTGTATAGGTCTGCTCAAGTCCATCTACAGTAAGCTTCACATCCGCAAGTTTGCTATACATAGTAACCTTGCTGTTCTGCAGTTCGAGGATTTCGCTCTCGCTGATCAGAGCTTCAATCTTGCCTTTGACAACAGAAAAATTTGTCTCATTTGCCTGGAAGCGCTTTAATATCGCGTCCGGTGCAAAAATATTCACTTCTTTCTGAAATCTCATTTTTTCTCACCTCCTTTCTGTGAGATTAAATAGTAAGCGGTTCAAGGCCGATAGTTATATTATACATAGTGATGGCTCTACCAAAACAGTAAGCGTAAAGTGGAATAGTGTAAACAATCATATGACTTCGTTTCTACTAATTGATAACAACTGCATTACCTCTTTATATATAACAGGAAAGGGGGCGGGAGTGACAACAATATCAGGAGAATCTGAATACGCAGTACCACCCGTACTTGATACTTCTTCTGCAACATTGAAAGTGACACTTATTCCCTGGAGCACAGCACTTTTAATCTGCTTTGATCCTGTGACTATAAGTTAAATAGTAACCCCTTTCTGAGGTACGAAAAAGCATTTGGCGAATCACTTACTATCAAAAATGTACGTGCTGCCACTCATGGATTAATCATAATCGAAAAAACAATGGTTGTCTTTTATCTCGGAGGTTCAATCAGTATTGGTTATACCGTGACCACATCAGCGCTTCCAGATGGTATCACTGTCAGCAATTCGGACAGGACGGTAACAATAAAATCAACCAAAACCCAGATGATTACATGTTTTTACGCTTTTTTATAATTTTCCTCTTCCCATTTAATTGGTTTGTGAACAGAGCACTTCTTGTGGCAAAATAAAGGTAAAATAAAGCCATAGGAGGTGCACTTTTTTGACAAAAATCGAAATGATACAATCGAGGATAATGGAGAGGATGCAGGATATACTTTCGAACGAACAGTTGCAGCACTTGGAGAACGTCTTGGCGATAGAATTCCACGGGATTGAGGTGCAGGAGGAGTGTACGCAGCTAGTAACGTCAGAAATTCACTGGCAGAAGATTCTTAGGACCTTCATTGCTTCGAAAAGAATCGAGAACTGCAGTCCAGGAACACTGGAAAGATATAATGACTGTGTAGTTAAGCTTGTCACGGCTCTGAATAAGCGGCTACAGGATATCACAACGAATGACATTCGATACTATCTTGCAATGTATCAGGAACAGAGGAAGATCTCTATGAGCTATATGGATACGATCAGACGGTACCTAAGTAGCTTTTTTGCATGGATATCGGATGAGGGGTATATTAGCCGCAATCCTATGAGGCGCCTTAAGAAGATTAAGGTACCAAGAATGATTAAGAAACCCTTTACACAAGCTGAAATGGAGCATCTGCGCTGTAACGCGGAGTGCCAGCGAGACATAGCAATCATGGCGTTCCTGTACAGTACAGCGGCCAGAATTGGGGAGGTTGTGAGACTGAACCGGAAAGACATAAATTGGGCTAATAAGGAAGTGATTATATACGGAGAAAAGGGAAAGAAGGAGAGAAGAGTATACCTGACGGATGATTGTGCATATCATCTGCATAAGTATCTGTTATCCAGAGATGATACAAACCCGGCCTTGTTCGTGAGCAATAAGCGGCCACACACCCGCCTAGGAAAGCAGGCAATCCAGTCCATGCTACGAACACTTGGCCAGAAGACGGAAATCCATGCACATCCGCATAAATTCCGTCGCACATTACTGACGGACGCCGGAAACCGAGGCATACCACTTCAGGAAATCCAGATGTATGCCGGACACCAGAAGCCAGACACGACTATGATGTATGTGACGGTAAGTGAAGAAAACGTCCGAGCATCATTCAGACGGTATATAGCCTGAATTGTTCTAAATAAATAATATAATTTTTTGAAGCTGGCAGAAATGGCAGCCTTTTTGTCGTACCTAAAAAACTACAAAAAGGAAATGAGGATTAAGAAGATGTTCAGAGAGACGATATTATACAAAATGGGAAGAGGAAAATTTCTATATTATTCGCCTCCATTCGTCCACAGCACCATTACTCATTATACGGTAACGAATGCGCTCATATACAAAAAGATACTGTACTCCCCAACTGTGATCATCATTAACAAATGTCATACATATTGACATAGTACCTTTGTCGGGATTATCGTCTGCTCCTTGACAATCACAAAAATTCACGCCTATAGGAGCGTTTTTCATGTAGTTTTCCAAAGAATTTACGTATTTTGATGGCGTCTTACTATTTTATTGATAACTTACTTTCCGATAAGCATACACTGAAATACTGGAAGCTGAGTATTAATAATCGCTGAATTATCACTAGCGTTTCGGATTCTAAAATTAATTTCGTTTTGTGTCCATCCTGATATGATAACAATATAAGGATATTGTAAGTTATCTCGGATGTTGGTAACAACGTAAGGCATCCTCGAAAATGAATTAGGTACGTTGATTCTTATATTACCAGTGCTATCCGTTGAACCAGATATAGTGATTATTAAGGTTTTACTATTTTATAACGTAGGATATAGCAGTTTGAATGTACGCACCCGTACCAATGTTCGCGCATGGCATAACCTCAC